AAGTATCTCTTTTAATACTCTTGCCGGTAGGAATCTGAGGTGCTTTAGTAGCTGTTCTCTTTCTTTCATCTGTCTTGACACTAAACAATCCTCCCATCCTATCTTTATATTCTGTTGTCTCTACTTTAAGACCTGCTTCGTGAGACTTAGAAGAAGGTTCTGTACCTCTGTATTCCTTAGGTTTGTTTTCCATAGATAAATCTGTAACAGGTTCTAGTACGTCTTGTTCTTCAGTCATATTATCTAACATTTCCATTAGATTGTCTACTTCGCTAGTTTCTTCATCAACACTGTCGTCCGGAAACTCTAGACCATTCTCTTCAACATATGCTGCAACCTCTTCAGGACTAGCCCCAGGATTTTCTATCTTATATGTACGCTCTAGTATTTCATCATATAGCTTTTTAATTTTATTCTTAAATGCCTCTAGCTCTAGACGACTAGAAGAATCTTCAAATAAACTTAAATGTTTTCTTTTAGTAGCCATACTATCCTGTGTAAGATTGATTACGTTGACTTTCTGTCATTGACTTTCTTTTCTGTTCTCTCATATTCCATTTATGAGTATCAGCAGCAAAAGAACTATAGTTGCTACCGTATTGAAAATTAGTACAGAAACTTAATTTATAATGAGCAGGTTCTCCACATTCTTCACAAATTTGTGGTTCTTCTCTTTTACTGTAAGATACTAACATTTCTGTAGTATGTTTGTTCTTACATTCAAAATCATAAAAAGGCATACTTACTCCTAATTAATTTAGTGTAACCCTCTCGTGAGAAAGGGCTACTGCTCAATTAACTTATGAGCCCGGAACTACAAACGCAACACCTGCGTTATTCCTCATTTCTCCAACACCATAAATCGTGTCCGAAGTAAACAAGTCTCCGAGGTACTCTTGCTTGTACTGAGTTTGTGAACGAACACCAACCTGTTCAGCTAGAGCGATTGCATCTTTGTGTAGTAATACACCTACTCTATCAGTATCAGAGTTACCTGCTGCTGTAGGGCAGTTAGATGAAATGTACACATCTACACCGTAGATTTGTCCAATCTTACCAGTACGGATAGCATCGCCAGAACCAATGAACTGTTGCTCAGTGAATCTGTTAATGCCTAGCAAATCATTAGCACAGATTGGTGGAATGATTAATGAACGATTGTCCATTGGTACATCCGCATCGTCAAGTTTCAGTAGCAATGCTCTGATTCCTGCATCTGTAATGTCTGCTGCGTTAGAAGAGTTACCTGTGTAGAAAGATGCACCAGTTGAACCAATGTATGCTTTCTCCCAAGATGCTGCTGCTGCACCACCTACTGTACCGCCCTGTAAACCTTCAGTAAGGTTTAGTAGGTCAGTGTCCACCTGCTTAGCGAGAGCATAGCCCGCATCGTCAGTGTAGAACTTTCTGAGAGAGCTCAATGCTTGAACTTCTGTGATATCTTCAATTAATACAGAGTATTCATAGTGCTTATCAATCGAAAGATTGGTAGTACCGTGAGTATCTCCCTGTATTTTTACTTTTGTATTTGCTGCCTTAGAAGTCGCAGAACCACGAGTCGGCGTTGGAATGTGAATAGTATCACCTTTTTTACCTTTATGATTCAAGCGAGTAACTAGGGGAGCTACCACCAAGTTCGATTTGTACGCTGCGATAGTTTCATCTGACCAGATTTCTGGGATGAAGTTCGCACCTGTAGTAACCGTTTGATGGTTAGTGCCGATGACACCTGTAGCCATAATATTACTCCTGTGTTATAGTATAATCAAATTATTTGACTCTACCTTCAGCATAGGCACTGTATATCTCATCAGCTAAGTCTGCATATCTATTAGGGTCTGTTGCTTTAAGACGTATTAAGTCTGCCCTACGATATGTTTTCTTACCTGCTGTAGATTCGCTTGAACTTCTAGATTCAGTCTTACTAGATTTTAGAGCTTTCTTTCTCGTTTCTGCTTGTTCTTGTTTAACTTCTGCAGTTTTATCAATCATTGAACGCTCTTTCCAGTGTGTCAATAATTCATCTGCTGCGTCATAGTTATAAGAATCAGCTTCTTGAAATAAATTAGTTCTAAATTTACTAGCTTGAACCCAATCTTGAAATTTAGCATCTTGTACAATGTCTACATAATCAGGATGAGTCTGTTCCAGTTGTGCCTTGCTCGTCTCTTGTTTTTGCTGAGCTTGGAATTTCTGAAACTCTTGAAACTTAGGATGTTTTTCTATTAAAGAATTAACCGCTTTATTGGGGTCTTCAAAGAAATCTTCTTCTGTTTCGTTGTTGTTTGAGTTTTGTGTCGCTTGACTTGTCTGTGGGTCATTTCTAGATATTTCGGCTTTAAGGAAACTGTCTGATAAACTTCTTAACTCTCCAATCTCTTGGCTTTTACGTCCAAGTTCTTGTTCTAAGTTCTGATAGCTCTTGACTATATCCTCTACACTTTTACCTGCAAACTTATCTGGAACTTCTGAAACAGTCTCCTGCGTTTTTTCTTCAGTTGTTTCTGTTTCTTGTGCTTCTAGGGTCTCTTCAGGTTCTACTGTGTTTTCTACCTCTACATCTGCTGATTCGTCAACAGGGTCTACTACTATATTGCTCATATCATTGTTCTCCGCCCGTTAGGGTTATGAAGTTGTAAAAAGATGACGCTAGTTGTCTAGTTCTGTCATCGCTGCTTTTGTTGCGTCTTCTAAAACAATCATTTGTCTTAAAATTGACAACTGACCTCTGGCAAACCATAGGTCTTTTTCGTTATCCATAGATTCTATTCTCTTGACTGATTCAGACATAACCTTTAATTCTTCTATAAGGTCTGCCCATCCTTCAGTTTCTAATAAGTCAATCCTATCTCTATAAAATTCTTCGTCTTCTTTTGCCATTAAGATTTTTTGTGTCTATTGCAAAAATTTCTAGCTGCTGCTTCAGAGCTAAAGCCCCATTTCTTTAATGCTAATGCTTTACGGGTAGGCTTACCTTTCGCATCTATCATAGGTCCTGCCATACCGGCAAATCTACAAGCAAAGGATACACGTCTACTATCTGTTCCGCTTCCTTGTGGTGCTTTTAGATTGCCTCCTGTCTCTCTATTATAAGAAGCTCTACCTTTTGCATTTAAACCGCCAGAAGGGTTCTTACCTTCCTTACGTTGCCACGCTGCTGTCTTAGCCATATACTATCCTTGTAACTTTTCTTTTGCTGTAGCTATATTTAATAATGTTTCAGATTGTAAGTGTTCTATTTCAGGTATGTTTCTCATAGTTTCACTATCTTTATTTTCTGTGTCTGCTCGCATCTTATCAATAGAAGCTAAATCTTTTTGTAGTTTAAGGAACTTCTCTTGTATCTTAAGTTCACTAGGCTGTGCTGCTCCTGCTTCTGCTGCGTTCTTCATAGCCTTAGTCGATTCTTCTTGAGCTTCTGCTTGAGTCTTAGATATATCTGCCTGTAACTGCTGTAGTTGTAGCTGTTGAGCCATCTGTTGCATCTGTTGTTCTTCAGGATTAGGCTGCATACCTTCCATAAGTGCCTGTACAACTTGTTCTCTGTTATGTATGCTAGAGTTTTGAAAGACAGATAATAATATAACATTAAAAGCAGGAGAATCTTTAGGTATAGCTTGCAATAAACTAACCATTTGTTGTGATTCTAACTCCTTAGCCATAATACCCATAGTTGAATAAGGTATAAATTTATAATCGACAACAGGGTATCTATCTACGTCAAACTGTACTTTTCTCCATAGACATTTATTAATCATAGGGATTAAGAATGTGTTTTGGAAGTTCATTAATGTGCGTTTCTGTCTCTTAATTGCAGAAGATTGTTGCATAGACATACCAGCCGATGTAGCTCTTTCTGCACTTCCTTGAGACGAATCTGAAGCACCTGTGCCCATTTGTATCATACTTTGTAGGCTTGCTACTTGATTGTATGTATTTTGGTCGGTGCTACCTAAAGATAATGGCATTATTGCTTGTCTTGGGTCGCCATTAGTAAGAATAGTCTTACCCGGTCTGACTTCTAGCTTGACTCCTCGAGGCATACGAGTTGCGTCGGCAGCCATCATTGGTGTAGTAGTCAGAGCTAACGAGTCAATTCGTGCTCTCATTTCAGCGTCTAGTGCTTTTTGTGGGTTATAGCCCTTCTCACAAACCCCCCTACCCCAGAACTTGTTTGGGACGATGTCGTGTTGATATGATATAAAAGGTCTATCTTCCATCATAAATGGATTAGCAATAGCTCTTAATATGTATTCATCGTTAGCCATAGTAACTACAGCTTCAACTAACTCATCATCATTATACTCAAAATCATCCATATCTTCATCTTCAGATAGGAATCTTGCGGGTACTTTACCCCAGTATTCTGTAATTTTTATTTGGTCGTTAGCATCTGCACGGGACTCTTCAGGGTCAAAACCCTTTAATCTGTCTACATTATAGTTACCTTCAATAGGTATATCTCTATATGTACCGTCTTCAATACCCTCTATAATACTATGTCTAGGCTTAATAACTTCGTGTGCAACGCCTAGTGCTTCTTGTATATTAACCGCAGAAGGGTCAATAAGAAATTCTTTTGGGCTAATAGCCTCTACTTTAACATCTACAGATACCGTTTCCTGTAGTATTCTCTCAGTTGTCATTGTTCCTTCTACAGGAACTTCTACTGGATATTTCCAAGTATTCTCTTCTACAGATATCTTACCAATACCAGTACCATATACAGCACCATTAAGAAAGACCTCA